GTCATCGTCGGGGTCCTTGTCGTCTTCCGACTTGTCGTCGGGCGGGTCGTCTGTTTCGTCCCGCTGCTGCGCCTGTCCGGCCTGAGACATCCGCCGGGGGTCGCTATCAAGAACAAGCTTGCGCTTGTCGATTTTCTTGTTGTCGGACTGGATTTCATCCAGAACGTCATCCGGGTTTTCACCCATCTCGGCGATGACGCTGGACAGAGAGCGGAATCCCGACCGCACTTCCTTGATGCGAGCGTTCACGTCTTTCAGCGGGTCGGCTGAATAGAAGCGCGGCGGCGACCATTCCACGGCAACCTTGGGCGAACTGATGATTCCGGCGAAGTACGCGGCTTCGCAGAACCAATCCCAAATAGGCTGTAGCAGCATCGGAATGATGATGAGCCATTGAACGGCGGAGATCGTGCGGCGAAATCCTTCCAGCCCGATCTTGCTGGATGAATAGTTCACCTTGTCCAATCGGCCCGACATGATGGCATAGGGGACGCGCCAACCCGCCGCGATGGTGTGCAGCATAGACGCCTTGTAAGGGTCATAGCTGTCCGTCACCGCCGGTTGCGAAAACTCCATTCCCCGGCCACCAACGGCATTATAAAACATGCCGGGTTCGAATTTCTCGACGCGCCTGCCGTTCACATCATAGATGCCGGGCTTGGCTGGACTGTTATCCGCCATAGGCATGCCAAGCTGGTCGCCTTCGTCGCCGCCGGTCATCACGCCAACAAGGCAGGCTTCCAGCCGCTTGCGCGTCAATTCCGCTTGCTCGTAAGACGCCAGATCGTAGGTATCGGCCATCGCTGGCGTACCCCACGGCGCACCCATGACCTGTGTACGCTGCTTTTCAAAAGCGTGGGCAATGTCGGACGCAGGAACCGGCTTCGAAACAATAGTGGACTTCGGGTCGAAGAAGCTATTGCCCGGATGCGAACCGAACATCCAGTAGGCGCGCTTCCTGCCTATGGCATCAAATTCGATGCCTTGGATGATCTTGCCACCATCGGAAAGAACGCCTTCTTTGGTAGTGTCGATCAGGTCCGGTTCCAGCACCTGCAATTGCAACGGGACGGGCAAACCGTCTTCCAGCCTGCGACGGCGGCGGCGAACAAGGCCGTTCCCACTTTCGAACATTTCGCGGGCTGTCAGGTTGACGATACCGTTGAAATCAAGATCGCCGTCCGCATCGCAAACCTTGCTCCACTCCGCAAAAAGCTTGTTGAGCTTTTTATTTTTCGAGCGCGGAATAATGCCGTCGCCGATGGCGTGGGTAACAAGTTCGTGGATCGCCTTCGCAGCATAAGGATTGTTGCGGGCGAGATCGCGCATGCGGTTACGCAGGGTCCGACCGGCGCGCGCAATTTCTGCGTCCGCCGATGTTGATGGTGCGCGCCTGCCGGATTTCAGGCGACTGGTTTCTGCGCCAGTGTAATCGCGAAGAGCATTCATCGCGAAGCGGCTTTTCGCACGCCGAAGGCCAGCTTCGGGCGAGAAATAACCAATAGTCCGGTCGAGAACGTTAGCGAGGCTCATCAGTCGAGCGCCGCGTAAATGGTCCGGGAGCCGCCCGACCGAGTGGATTTCAGGGCGGCGAGTGCCTCCCTCATGTCTTTGAGAGAGTGATATTCCACCTCGCGGCGCGTGCCGCCAGAGTGGAATATCACCTTTCGCGCGCCCATTGCGATTGCATCTTCAAGCGCAGCAATTTGATCGTCTGTAGTCGCCATTATGCAAGCCACTCCGGTTTCGCGATTTCTTGTGTGTAGGTTGCGACCGCCGGTTCCGGCGGTGTCGAAAGCTCGCCACCCCGGCGCGCCCCATTCGCTTAG